TTGATACTTTTAATGAACGAGACGCAGTGCAGGTTGTAAGATATTGGGACAAAGCAGGTACACACGAAAGTGGTTGCTATACAGTAGGTGTAAAAATGGCTAAAACTCCTGATAATAAATTTTATATATTGGATGTTGTTAGGGGACAATGGGAGGCAAGCGAGAGAGAAAAGATTATAAAGCAAGTTGCCGTTGGGGATGGTTCTGATGTTATTATATATATAGAACAGGAGCCTGGTTCAGGTGGCAAGGAGAGTGCAGACAATACGATTAGAAATTTAGCTGGTTTTAGATGTATAGCTGATAGACCTACAGGAGATAAAATAAAAAGGGCAGATGTTTTAGCAGTGCAATTAAATGCTGGCAATGTATATATGTTAAGAGGTGGTTGGAATGCAGAATATAAAAGAGAGCTTGAGTATTTTCCGTTTGGCAAATATAAAGACCAGGTAGACGCTACCAGCGGTGCATTTAATATGTTAGCAAAAAATAAAAAAGCCATTTTTTTAGATTATTAAAAAAAAATAGTGTAAATTTGTAAAAAACATAGATATGAAAAAAGATAAAATTATAGACCTCACAAAAATAGAAAATAGAATAAACACGTTGCAGCAGGAGTTGTCGCGATTAGAATTCTCTACTTTTTTTTCGCAGTATGCAGGACAGCGTGATATATACGAAGTATTAGGATATAATACAAATCCAACTTTTTCGGATTTCTATGCGAGGTATTTGCAACAGGATATTGTGCGTGCAGTGATAGACAAGCTATGTAATTACACGTGGCGTGGTGATGTATCTATTTTTAATGTAAATGAAGAGGATAAAGATAAAGATTCATTGTATAAGTGGTGGTTATATGTAGATAAAAACTTTAATATAAAAACTAAATTTTTACGAGCAGATAAGTTGGCAATGCTCGGGAATTATAGTTGCATTTTGTTAGGTTTCGATGATGTAAAGCAAAATTCTGATTTTGAACGACCTGTAAAATACAATAGTAACCTTGTATATATTACACCATACTCGCAGTTATCTTGTCAAATTTTAGAATATGAAAATAAAATAAATAGCGAAAGGTATGGCAAACCTTTATATTACACTATAAGTATTAAAAATGGAATAAGTGAATTAACATTAAAGGTACACTATACACGCATACTGCATATTGTTTATGATAAGTTAGAGAGCGAGATTGAAGGTATTCCTTTTTTACTATCAATTTATCATAGATTAGAAGATTTAGACAAAATAATAGGAGGTTCTGCAGAGATGTTTTGGCGTGGTGCAAGACCTGGCTACTATGCTCAATTGAGTAATGATATACAGATAGAAGATGACAACTTAACAAAAAAATTAGAAGAGAACTTAACCAAATTTGAACACGACCTTCGCAGATTCATAGCTGCACAAGGGATTGACAAAATAGAAAGTTTGCAGCAACAAATTGCAGACCCTACAAATTTTGTCAATGTTCAATTTGATTTAATTAGTGCTATAACTGGCATACCTAAAAGGATTTTATTTGGAAGTGAACGCGGAGAGCTTGCAAGCTCACAGGATAGGGAGACCTTTAATGAAATCATAAATACTCGCAGAAAAAATTTTGCTGAACCAGAAATCATAAATAATTTTTTACAACGTATGATTGAATTACAAGTTATAAAACAAAATGAATATACAGTAGAATGGATGCGTGTTTATGACGAAGATATAAATCAACGTAGCGAGCGTGCTTTAAAGATTACTCAAGCGATAAACACTTTTACTGCAAACCCATATAATGAAGAATTTATGCCAAAATCCACTTTTATGCGATTAATATTAGGTTTCACGGATGAACAAATAGAGGAAATTACAACTGATTTAGAAAAAGCGAATGAAACAATTTATGAAATTGAACGTAAAAAAGAAATAGAAAGCGAATAATGGCAGCTAAAAATCATATAAAAAATCCACAAGACCCAGCTGGAGTGCTTAAATTACAAATGAAGTATGAACGTGCTTTATTAAAGCGTTTTAATGAAATAGAAAAATATATAACTAAAGCAGTTGTGCAGCAAGATTGCTTTGGATTATCAAATGAAATAACTGTTATGCAGGCACCTTTACCAGCTTTTCGTGAATTTAATTTTACTACAAATACACAAAAGGTTACAGCTTTTATAGAGTGGTTGAACAAACTAATAAATGAAGAGCTGCTGTATCTTGCAGTAGGTGGAGATATTGGCAATGTTAATGAATTTTGGGGAAACGTTTATATAATGGAGGCTTACAAAAAAGGCACTAATGATATACGTTTTGACTTAAGACAGCAGGGTGTCTATGATTTTAAAGATATAGATGCTGTCTTTAATAATCCCATACATTTAGAGCGCGTTGGCACTGTATTTTTGAGAAATTATGAGCAGTTGAAAGCTATTAGTAATGATATGTCTAAATTGATTTCTCAAGTTTTGGCTGAAGGGCTGATTGTTGGCGATAATCCGCGAGTTATAGCAAATACTTTATTAGAAGTTATAGAGAAAAAAGGACTTGGCAATATAGATTTAATAGACAAATTAGGACGTTTTATGCCATCCAAGCGTCGTGCAGAAATCCTCGCTCGCACTGAAATAATTAGAGCTCATATAGAAGGTGCAGTAGCAGAATGCGAGAGGATTGGCTATAAAGAAGGGATGATATTTGCAGAATATATAGCTGGCTATGATAATAGAGTTTGTGATAAATGCGCTTCTATGCACCACGAAATATGTAAGTTAGATGAAATTAGAAATTTGATACCTGTACATCCACAGTGTCGTTGTACGTTTGTACCTATTGTAAAATAAAAAAAAAAATATGGACGAGAACGAAATTAAAGAAAAACAAGACAAAATAAACAAAAGCGCTGAAAACATAAAAAACATAGGATGTTTAATTATTTGTTTAATTTTGTTAGCATTTTTTTTGATATATTTTTTTATTTTATCAGGAGCTAATTTTTAAAAAAATATACTATATGAAAAAAATTATATAAATTTGTAAAAAAACATAGATATGAAAAAAGAATTTATAGTCCAACCTTATGCCAACGAACACGCTTGCAGGGTGCAAGAGCCAAGTAAATATGAGCGTTTTGCACGTAAGGAATTTGAGCACGAAGGAAAAAAATATTATGGCATAATAGGTTTTTTGAAGGATGGAGGGTCAGAAATACAATCATTTAGGTATCCAAAAGATTTTTGGAGTGAAAAACAAGCTGCAGAGCATTGTAAGGAGCATAACGGCGATGTTTTTGAAGCTGCAAAGCCAGACACAATGCAGGCTAACCAGTACAATGTTGATGAAATCTGGGTAAATAATATAAAATATATTAGATTGCCAGTTATTTTTTTGAAAGAAGGAGTGCTGCACGGCTCACAAGGTGCACTATTTCATAGTTCTGATGTTTTTAAAAATTATGCTGAAAAATTTAATAAAATACCAGTAACTTTTATGCACCCACAAAATGAACAAAGCAATTTTGTAAGTGTAAATGAAAAAAAAGACGACATAATAGGTTTTTTAGACAACGTGGAATATGATAATGAAATAAAGGCATTGAGAGGCAAGGTATATTTAGATAAAAATTTATTAACAGCAAAATATCAGCATTTATTAAATTTAATAGACAAAAATTATGAAATTGAAGTATCAATAGGGACTTTCGGCGATGTAGATGATATAAAAGGTAATATAAATAATATTAATTTTGAAGGCATTGTTCGAAGCTATGAACCAGACCATTTAGCTATATTAGGAGAGGAGCGTGGTGCGTGTAGTTATGAATTTGGTTGTGGGATTAGAAATCAGGATGCAAAAGAGATTATCACTAAAAACAGTGATGATAATAACATAAATAACAACGAAAAAAAGGAGGACAAAAAAATGGAAAATGAAAAGAAAAAAATAACATTGAATGAAGCGTTGGAGATAATGGAGGAAAAAGATAAAGCTCTTATCACACAAGCTCTAACAATGTTATCAGAAAAGAAAAACGAATTAATAAGTGTAATTACAAATGCAAATCCAACGTGGAAAAAAGAGGAGTTGGAAAATGAATGTATTTGTAAATTACAAAAAATTGTTGATACAATTAATAATGTATCAAAAGTTAATGAAAAGAAGGAAGCGGATATTAATGCTAACAAGAGTGTAGATGTAAATTTTGCAGCTGCACCTGGTAGTGTAACCAAACCTTCTGAAGGTAAAGTATTAACATTATAAAAAAAGGAGGTAAAAATGAAAAATACAATTGTTGTAAAAGGTAAAGGAATAAAAAGCGAATTTTTATGTAAAGAAGACATCTATCCTGGCATGCTTTGTGAATTAGTAGTAGATAATGGTGTAATTAAAATACAGAAAAACACTAATGCAAATAATTTAAAGGAAACATGCTTTGTAACTGAATATGAGGCATTTGGCAAGACAGTATTAGATAAAG